ACGATAAAAAGTCCAGTGAAAAAGACAAGTCGAAAGGCGGAATGAAAGACGGAAAATCCTCTTACCCTGACCTTGATGAACCTAACGCAGCCACGACTAAAGTATTGAAGACCAAAATAGTGCAAAAGGCGGGCAAGAAGTGGGACAAAATAGACAAAAAAGAACTTAAGCGTGACACTAAAAAAGAAAAAGGAGAGCATGAAAAGGATGCTATAAAAGACGATGAGTCAAAAATTAAAAAACTTAAAAAAGGTGCCCCGTCAGAGAAAAAGAGCGTAGAAATTCATGATATCAAAAAAGATGAAAAGTTTGATAAGAAAAACAAAAAAGCTGATGCGAGCGTAGATTACCGCAAATTTTTAGATCCTCATTTTACAAAGTAATGGAACAGAACTACAACTTTAATCGCAACGATAACATCGACCCTACGGGCACCAATATATCTATGGATATTAGCACCTCCATTAGGGGCGACGAGCCTCCCTTTGAAGCAGTAATGAGCGGCATAGAAAGTTTTTTTACTGCTTGCGGCTTTGAGCTTAACGGGAGCGGCATTGGCCGCATCCCTCGTGCCGAATAACGGAAGTTTTACATCCCCGTAACGCCGTCTCTTTTCCCCCGGTGTAGAGGCGGCGTTTATTTTATGCTTGACTAATGCTCTTCTTTGGTTCACACTAGGTTTGTGTCTAAAAAAAATAAACGCAGAATACAAGACGTAGTGAGAAAGCACTTGGTTGCGCCCAAATACGAGAAGAAAAAATTCTGGGCAAAAGAGATGATGATCTTGAAAAGATTGATGCAGAAATATAATAATGAAGACTTTTGGCATAAAGTAAACTTCAACAAAGACCTTAACAGCTTTGCCCAGTTTTATGCGTTGCCGTACAACAAGATGCTGGAAACAAAATATCAAGAATTTCACCTTAAAATAGAAAAACCCACGGCCGTCACCCTAGGCGAAAAAGAAGGGGGCGACCTCCTAATATCCGCCACTAAAACACTTAAAGACTTTCTCAATGGCTAGAACAAAAAAAGAAATACCTAAAGGGCTATCTCCTAACGATTTAATTAAATCGTTTTTAAAATCCACCGAAAAAGACCACTACAACTACGAAGAAAGCTACGACTACCAAGTGTCTAGCGGCAGTCTAAAACTAGATTTTGCGCTAGGCGGGGGACTAGGTCCCGGGCTGCACCGCTTTACAGGCGTAAATGAAGGAGGTAAAACATCGGAAGCTTTAGAGGTGATGAAAAATTTTCTCCAAACAGTTCCTAATTCACGTGGCTTTTACATCAAAGCAGAAGGACGCCTCACTAAGCAAATGAGAGATCGCTCAGGAGTGAAGTTTGTTTTTGACGAAGACAAGTGGGAGGCTGGAAACTGTTTTGTGTTTGAATGCAATATTTACGAAACCGTAGTGGAGGCCTTACGCCTCTTGGTTGGAAAAAACTCAGATGATACCCGTTATTGCTTCATCTTAGATTCAGTGGACGGCTTGATCTCTAAAGGCGACACCCTTAAAACTTTTGAGGAGTCAAGAAAAGTTGCGGGGGGTGCTGTTATTGCGGCAGATTTCATGAAGCGCGTTAGTATTGGTTTGACCAAACGAGGACATATGGCGCTTTTTATTTCTCAGGTTCGCGCTGATATTCAACTTGACCCTTACAGCAAGGCTCCTATTCGCCAGACCACTGCCACAGGGGGTAATGCTTTGTTACATTTTGCTAATTTTATTCTTGAATTTGAGCCACGTTTTAAAAAAGATTGGATATTAGAGAAGCCGAGCGAGAAGCATGACCCAGACAAGAATAAAATCATTGGTCACTTCGCCAAAATCACAGTCAAAAAAAGCCCTAATGAAAAGACCAATGCAGTTATTAAATATCCTGTTATCTATGGGCGCAAAGGAGGCAAAAGCATTTGGATAGAAAAAGAAATTTTGGATATGTTATTTTTATGGGACTTTGCTCACAGAAAAGGAGCTGGTTGGATAGAATTTGACCCCGAATTACTTAATATAATGTCCGAAGCCAAAATTGACTTTCCTGAAAAAATACAAGGAGAAAATCAGTTCGATAAGTTCCTAGAAGAAAGCCCGGAGGCTAAAGATCATCTGATGAATTATTTTAAAAAGATGGTGCTTTCTGTTTAAGATGACATTTAAAACCTTGTTAGGTAAACGGCGGCGTATCAAAAAGCCCACTAATTATTTGATTAATTGGGAAGAGGGAAGTCGCAGCAAACTACAAGCTAAGGTTAAAAATTTTTTAAAAGTTTTCTGGGATGGCGATGTTGTTTTTGAAGAGTTTCCAGTCGTTGGTTCCCGTCTAACTTTGGATTTCTATAACGCCACAAAAGACATAGCTATAGAAGTGCAAGGAAAACAGCACACGAAGTACAACAAGTTCTTCCATAAGGATAATAAAATAAATTATTTAAATCAATTAAAAAGAGATGACGAAAAATTATCTTTTTGTGAGCTTAACAACATCCAACTCTTAGAAGTGCACGAAGATAACGTAGACTTCGACGAGTTGCATAAGTCTATATGCTAACAACTTGTGTAAATACTATATAATAAATGAACGAAGAAATGTCAGACCGCCCCATAGAAGAATTTACTATTCCAAACAGTTTTTTAGATAAGCTTTTTGAATTTACAGGAGACGGTGACGACGGGGGTTTTATTTTAGCGTATGTCACCCAAGATGGGCGACCTCTGATCCAATGTAAAATTGGGTCTCAGATTGTGGAAATGGGACTACGCAAAGCATTAGAAAAATTTTTAGACGATATGGAACTAGGAGAAAAAGCTCTTTCAGAAGATAACTCATCGTAGAAATGATTATATACGTTGATATAGACGAGACTATCTGTGTGACACCGGATGATCGGGATTATACCCAATCAACCCCTATCAAAAAAAACATTGAAAAAATTAACGACCTTTATGACGCAGGCCACACTATTGTTTATTGGACCGCTCGCGGATCCGGGTCACGGAAAGACCACAGCAAAATAACCCAAAAACAAATGAAAGAATGGAAAGCCAAGTTTCATGAGCTAAAACTAGGAAAACCTATGTATGATTTGTTTATCTGTGACAAGGCGGTCAACTCTCGCGACTATTTTAATTAAACCTTGACTTTTTCCCTTTCTCACAGTACAGTTATCCCTGTATGATATTTTCTTTAGAGCTTGAACAACATTTGCTTTCTGCGCTGATAAAGCACCCAGCCAAGTATGGAAATATCGCAAGCTTTATTGATGAGAACGATTTTTGTGCTGATGAAAATTCTATAAATAAAACAATTTTCTACGTTCTTCGGCAGGCCCTTGAGAACGCAGAAAAAATGGACGAGGTGCTTTTGTCGCAGCGAGTAGATGCGCTTAACATTAGTTTTCCTAGTGACATTAAGATTTCAGATTATATACACTCCCTTGCGCTTCGCAAAGTTTCCTCGGATAATGTAGAAAAAATAGCCCAAGAGTTAAAAAAATATACAGTTAGGCGTGAGATTTTTGAAGGGGCAAAAAAAGTGGCGGAGTCTATGCGCAAAATGTCACCCTCTATATCTTATAATGACATCATAGAGAGCGCAGACAACACTTTTAATGAAAAAATAAACTTCTTTGACGCCGGGCCTAACAGCCCGGTCAATATCTCGGATGAGATGGAGGAATGGATAGAAGTTAGAGGCAATAACCCTGTTACTGAGTTTGGCCTTATGAGCCCGTATAAGCGCGTTAATGATATTTATGGCTCACTGTTACGTCCGGGTAATATAACGGTCATAGTGGCCCGCTCAGGCGTCGGCAAGACCCGTTTCTGTATGGATTTCTGTACCAAGGTATCTTCTGAATATGATGTCCCTGTGTTGCATTTTGATAATGGGGAAATGTCTAAAGAAGAGTTGATTGTGCGTCAATGTTCAGCGTTAAGCGGAGTATCAGCGAACCTATTAGAAACAGGCCAATGGAGACAAGCGGGGGAAGAAATTGTTAATAAGGTTCGGGCTGTTTGGAAGGAAGTAAAAAAGATTAAGTTCTATTATTATAATGTGGGGGGGATGAGCGTTGATAACATGACGGCTACTTTGCGTCGTTTTTATTATTCTAAGATTGGTCGAGGAAACCCCATGATTTTTTCTTTTGATTACATCAAAACTACGTTTGAAAATAATGGCGCAAAGTCAGAATGGCAAATTGTTGGAGAGATGGTAGATAAATTTAAAAAGACTATTCAAAAAGAAATTTTAAGTGATGGTGCCCCTCTTATTCCAATGATTACTTCTGTACAAAGCAATCGCCAAGGTATTGTTAATAATCGCCAAGCACAAGACGTTATTGATAACGAAAGTATCGTCTCTCTATCAGATCGCATCACACAATTTTGTTCTCATATGTTTATTTTAAGACAAAAAACATTAGACGAGACAGCCAATGAGCCAAACTTTGGCACTCATAAACTAATTAACGTAAAGTCTCGCCACCTAGGCGCTGAATACATGCGAGCCATTAACCCAGTTAGAATGCCCGATGGTTCCTTGCGCAAGAATGCTATTAATTTGCAAATGGACGGCTTCAACGTGGAAGAGCGTGGCGATATGGTTGATTTGGTTAGAGCTCTAGACGTCAACGGTGAGCTTGACGCTGACGAAAACGTTGCTGATGATTTTATTCCGGAGCTTTTACGTTAATGGAAACCGAAGATATTAAAGAGGTGCTTAATGAGTTAGGGTTCAAATTGCGAGATCGCGGACCCTATTGGCAAACTAACGCCTTGTGGCGCAACGGAAATAACTTTACTGCGGTACAAATATATAAAGATTCCGGGGTGTGGCGCGACTATGTTGACG